AATCCGAATATAATCGCCTTAAAGTCATAGAAGAGAATGGAGAGATGCGTCCAATTAAAAATCTCCGTGAGAAATTCACGAAAGCTGTAGATTTTCGATTAAATGGCTTTGATGGGGATTTACCCTCCACTGACATTCCAGAAGATATATTACCCTCAGAAGAGGCTGTAGAAGCCACAGAAGAGGCCAAATAACACCTTATCCCGACTTCAATAAGGCTCTAGCACCCTCATACGAGTTTTCTACTATAAACTTCCAAGGGAATTCGTCTATCTTTAAACTGGTGCAAATTTCGTTTATGTCTTTATATTTGTCGAATTTATCTGGCATCACGAAAATTCTTTTACCTGACTTAATCGCTTTACGGATTTTATCTGCTACCTCTTTATTATTTTTATCGTTGTCGAACACATAGATTACCTCCATTCCTAAGAATCTAGAAAGTTCCTTGGATTGTTCTAATGTTAATTCTAATCCTGACATTGCCAATCCATTCTTCACGAACATTGCATCAATAGCACCTTCAAATAAAAACAAATACGGAATATCCACATCTACATTGTAAATTCCGTATAATGTTTTACATCCACCTTTACTCAAATATTTCGGATATTCATCAGAATTTAATGTTCTACTTTGATAATAAGACACCTTACCGTCCATAGAATAAAACGGTATTATTATTCTGTTCTTATGTATAAAATCATTAAACGAGAAATATATAGACTTGGGTTTGTTAATAGCAGTAAACAATCTTCGTTTATTACAATATTCTATAGCCTTTTTTATAGCTGAATATTTTCCTCCTTTGTTGATATAAAACTCACAAGATTCATTATCTGTTAAATTAACACTGTCAAAAGGTATTGGAGGTATCTGTCTTTCTTCAGTTTTACTCGTGTCTATATGAGTAGTTGGTGTATTTTCGTAACTTGCCGACTCCTTTTTGATATCTAAAAAGCTTTTACGACTAACCAATTTCAACCAATTTATTTCAGTCCAAGATTTAGAACAATTGAAACATTGAAATCTATGTTCTTTAGGGTAATAAAACAACCTTCTTTTTTTACCACTGCTAGTGCCTTCATTGCAAATACAACACTCTGCATTGTATATCCCATTAGATTTTTTATATAATGGTCTTCTACAATAGGTGTAGATTTGTTGTATTATATAACTATATGGGAGTTCCATATGAACATGTTAACACATGTTTGTAGAAAATCAAGATATAAGCATCCTCTCAGGACTTAGCCGCCAGCAATCGGTAGCAGCAAGAGAATCAGCGTTATTGTTCTATTGGTTGTTCTGGAGCAGGAGCAGCAGCCGTTTCTGGTGCGTAAAGGTTAATATAACCCTTTAGCATTGTGGTGACACCAACAATTGATTCAGCAGCGCGGTTTATTTCGTGCCATAGTTCATCGGATATGCCCTCAAAAGCTGTTCCTTGTTTGTCCAAAACCTTCAGTAAACGCTGTAAAGAATCGGTTTCTGTTCCGTTTAGGGCATCTATTGCATTGTCTAGCAATGTAACGTAATCAATAAGGGTTTTTGCGCCAGCAGCACCGTTTGCATCAGCACTAGGAGGAATTTCTCCGTTTACTGGTTGAACTGACGTTGGAACTGGTGCAGGTTCAACCTTAATATCATTAGGATTAGGAACCCCACCTTCCTGTTCGTATATTTTCTTGTAAAGAGCGTCAAATTTCATATGTAGTAAGATTATTTATCTCAGATACACCAATTTTCTTGAAATTAAGTGATATTTCGATATATATGATAGTGGAATACATTTTTAAAGATGCTTGTATAGTTTCAACCATATTGTTTTTATGGTTTAATACGGATTCCTTAGTGGAATATCTGAAATTGTTTAAATTAGATTTTCTGATAAAAGATTTTCTAGAAAACGGTGAAAACAAACCGATACATCAATATATTTTCTCTAAACGTTTAGTGGTGGAAAACAGAGTATGCAAATTTTTCATTAAATTGATATCTTGTCCTGTATGTTTAGGTATGATATTGTCAATTCTATTGGAGAGAGACATTAACGCCTTTCCAGTATATATAACAACATTGATTATATATTTCACTGTTTTGAAATTGAAATAGTGGATTTTACATGTTGAAGCAATAGACCAGCTTCTTTTCTTCTATCTTCCATTTTAAAGATTTTATAATTATCATTCTTGGAATAAAACCAAACGGCATAATTACCTGCAATCTTTATGGTTGTATATTTTTCCAAAAGCAATTGATACAAGGACATTTGCAGGGCATATATATCATTTTCACAGACATCCAAATGCGATACTGGTTCTAGAAATTTATTATTGTATTCGCTTTTCATTTTAAACTCTCTATTGGTTTTGAAATCATATATTTCATATTCCCCTATTCGAGTGTTATAAACTAAAAGGTCTAACGTTCCACAAATATTAGTGTCGTCTATGTCTCCCAACACGAATTCGTTTTTAATCGGTAAAAGGTGTTTATGATCGTTATAGAAATTATCGAAATATCCTATCAGGATTTTTAAATTGTTTCTCAGTTTACTTTTCGTTTCTGCGTCAAAAGAGTCGTGATTTTTATCAATGTCTTCAAAGGAAGATATTCTATTCCTGAAATAATTATCTATGTAATAGTGTAGTATTGTTCCCTGTTGTGTGGAAAACAGGTTTTTTATTCTCCATATTTCAAGTATCTCTTCTTGTGATACGCCCAATTGATGTGCCTTTCTTTTTGATATCTCGTCTGTGGCGAATTCTGGTTCGTAACATCCAATCAATTTAGAAACTGACATTGGAGCAGGTTTCCCATCTACTGTGTATTTGTGACCCTTTTCAAAAAATGTAATCTTATTAAAAATCTGTAAACTTAATAAATCTTTGAACATATTATTTTTTGGGCATCTTTTTTATTCTACATTCACAATCTTTAAAGAGTGGACACACTACGCAAGTTCTATCATTATCAAGATAGTAATCGGGTCGCCAACATGCACCCCTTGTCAAAATAGCAACATGCTCTGCTTTATTAAGATCGTATGAATCTCTTTTAACATCACGATTGATAGAGTAGTTTTCTATGGTTCTGCTATTACTTTCTATTATATCTTTAATCAGTGCTTTCTTCTGTTTACGTTCAATTTTCTCTCTGTTTTTGAATTTTTTAACGTAACATTTCAATATGTTTAAAGGTATATATTTAGATATTTCGCAACTATATTTCTTTCTTATGTCTCCCTCTTTGAATCCCTCTTTTAAAAGTTTTCTAGCGTCTTTGCATATGTAATATTCAACATATTCTTCGACTGTGGAAAATTTTAATTTCTTCGCTTCCTTTTCTAATTTGGCTTTACTGTAATTGAATACTTTACCAGTTAAAATGCATGTTATGGAATTTTTCCTAGGATTTAAACGTGTTGTATCATCTTCATTTTTCTTCGGTTTTTCGGGTTTCGCCATACCTTTAATTATACAAACGTCTTTTAAAAAAGGAGAAGGCGTCATATAAAATCTTTATTATTATGGTTTTACACCTGTTTATCGAGCAATTTTAACTTTGGCAAATCGACCACCGAAATCTCTAACATTATGATATCTAGCAACGAGAATAGCGTCACAAGTTCTATCTACACACCCCAAAAAGGTGTATTTCGAATGGTTTATATAATTCTCCACTAGAAAACTTTTAACTTCTCTGGATGCATTTGCGAGAGATGTTTTAACTCCTGCAATATCTTGGATTGATTTGATTACGATTGTATTGTTTATTTTCATATTGGACAGGTATTCTACCTCTTCCAACCATAAAGTCAATAACAATCTAGTCTTTTTCTACACCAGAATCAATCATGGCAGTCATAGCTTCCTCACGAATATACTCCAACAACTCTTCTATTTTATCTGTAGGTTTATCTATCATCGTTATAATGTTTTTCATTGAAGTAGATAAAACATCTCTAGATTTTGTCAGATCGGATTCTTCCAATTTTGAGGTTTTAACATCCTCTTCTTTTAATAAAACCTGTTTAGTGTAAATATTTTTTAATGAATTAGACATATTATATATTTATTGTTTTTAGTGATATTATGGCGCGGTGATTAAACTTCCATCTTCTTCCCCGAAACATTTGCCATTATTTTTAATGTATAAATGTAGTTGTTCCACCCTCAAATCTGGTGGGCCTTCAAGTCTAATCACTGCTGGACAGTCATTTATGGGGAAATATATGCCCTTATTTTTATCGTATGTGCTGACCATAGCATCTAATATATAATTTATTTCTTTTCTATATGAAAGATTCTCGTCACATACCTTTCTACCCAATTTAATTTCTTCTCTTAATGGAGAGAAGAAAATCAAATCAAATTGTTTAATGGTTTGATTTATTATCACGCGAGAATCATTTATGAAATCATCATCTACTTTACCAAGACCTTGAGAGTTCAGCCAAAGAGAATATGCCACATTTTCCACTATACATCCATCAAAAACCATGAATTCATCGTTGGATGCTGATGCTGATTGAATTTCGTCAATCATCGCATCCAGTATAATCTTCTGACTTTTTTTATCGCCTTTTTGGTTCAGTTTTAATTTTTTATCCTTTATGGCGTCTCTATATTGGAACTCTGTTCTTTTATACATTGGCCATCTTTGAAGAAAGTCTTCAACTAATTTAGTTTTCCCGTTGCTATGAGTGCTGACAAAGGCTATTTTCATATTTTATATTTAAACGTTATCTCTGAGAATTTCAATACAGATTTTCTAATCTTTTTAAGCCGTGATGGGATACAAATTGTTCTATGTATGAAATTATGTTTTCCTTACCTATTGGATTCATGGAATTAACTACATACCATTTTCTATAATCTTTTGGTAACTCCACCCATTTAACATTTTTTAAATCTCGTTCATCATCTAAGAACAAGTAATACGCTTCACTCATGTTAGATGTGTTCTTCTCTTATAAAGCCTGATAGTTCTTTAACTATATCTTCTGTTATAGTATCATGATACTCTTCGTTTTTAAACAGATATATATTTTCGAGATTTATATCGTTTTTTAATTGTTTGTTTATATCTTTAACTGTATTGATTGCTAATTTTGATTGCTTTTCCTTCCAATCACTACATATATCAACCGATGAAGAGAATAGCAAAGCTTCTAAAATGGCATTGCATTGTTTTTTAGTTAAAGATAATTCTATTATTTCATTAGATGATGTGTTATTCATATTGAACATATTATAACACGTATAACTCCTATTTCAACTATTATTTAGGCGGTAAGGCAATTTTCAAATCTTGAAACATCTTCAATATCTTATTAGGGTCTGTCTCTTTAGCTATGTTTTGAATAGCTGGATGAGTAGAATCGTATGTAGTTGTAGGAGGCTTTGTTCCTGCTACTGGAGGAGTAGTTGGTGTTGCTGGTGTTGCTGGTGTTGTCGGAGCACCAGTGGTTGGCGCAGGAGATGTATACCCCTCTTCTAGTTCTGCGTTTACACGTTCAAAGATTTGTTCAAATTTACTCATATAACACTATTTATCCTTTTGTATTGTTTTTTTCTATAGGCAATTCAGGGGGTTGAAGTTCAAGTTCTTCATTATCTATAAACCCATGACTAAATTGTTTCTGCTGTTTAAATTTTTTCAATATGCTAGTAAGTTTTTTAACGTTTGCGAATTTGGTTATCTTGTTATAGTCTATTCTATGTTTTTCAATAGTAGATATAGCAGCAGATTCCATCTCCTTGTCGTTGTATGTGGAGCATTTACAATAAGGGAAGGGAATAACCTTTAAAAGCTTTTCGAAAATTTTACTGTTTGCGAAAAAGTTAGCTATTTTATGGTTTTTCTGATAGTTCATGAATGGGTATAACAACAGAACCTTTGGATACTTGGACTTGCAGTTTTTATGAGCATAGAAAATATTCTCTATGCAAAAATGATAGAATAAATTATGCACATCCCCTGAACCCCTCCCTATGAAATTGAAAGGGATATTGTTTGTTTCACACGTATAAATAACATCTTGAATGGATTTATACAGTATTGGGAAAGAGTCAATTACACAAACTCTAGATTTATCAAATTCTTTATAATTTAATTTCATTTTATCAGAGCTTCCAATATTTCAAATGATATGTTATCTTGTTCCGCTTCATGTATCAACGAATGAAAATCTTCAAAAATCTTGTTTATTTTTGTTTCATATTCTAAAATCTTCTCATACTTCTCAACAGAGAAATTTAAAAGCTTTTGATTTTCTAATATTTCCATGTTTTCTATCAACTCTATTTTGGAACCTAAAAATCTCTTAATTTGGAAAAGGGTTCTATTGGCTGGTGACATTGCCATGTTCTCCTCTTCTGTTATGGGTTCTTTCAGTTTATTTCCCTTTTCGTTTATTAACCCCAATCTATATGCATCAAACTCTGTGAACGGTTTTTTAAGCTCTGTTAACAATAGTTTGTTTGTTAGCACTTCTTCCATCCTCTCTTTCAACATGCTGTTATAGTTTATACCATGAATATGCACTCCATTAGTAGAATACCTACATCCCTTTCCATAAGAGGTTGAACCACAATAAGAGCATTTTTTTGAATCGTCTGGATGAAAATGCACTCCGTTTGTGGAATACCTACATCCCCTACCATAGGAGGTTGAACTGCAAAATACACATCGACTTAAATGATTCATAACTTATTATATTTAACAATTATAACAGGTTTAAATACTTTGTCCACGATTTAAATGTTCGTAGTGTTTTTTTAAATCTTTGGGCACACAGCCTATACGTGCATTTACGATCCCGTTGTATGCGTCATCTCTAAAAAGGACATTATTATCTATCTGTATTTTAAGTTCCTCGTATTTTATTTGCCATTTACAAGTGCATAGTTTCAATATAATACGTCTAAAGTTTTCCTTTCCGTGTTTCTCTACATCCTTTTTCAACTCTTCACTACTACCATAATAGTCTCTCCAATCTGATTCGGACACCTTTTTACGCTTCCTCTTCTTGCCTTTTAGTGGAGGCATCTTAGTTCTCTTAATGAACTGCTTACAACCCCAATAAAAGCGTTTCTCTCCCTGTTCTGCATTCAACCTTTCAATGCAGTAGACGAAGCCAAACCAATTTTCTATATCTGCTGGTATATTTTCCCATTCCATATGTAATTTGTTTATATTTAACTACTTACAACTATTTTAACTTTTTTCAACTTTTTTCGTTTGAGTCGCTTGACAAATCAAAAATCGACGTTAAATGTTCTTTAAGAACTTCGGGGAGTTTGAAGATCACAGATTATGGACTTTTACGTTTTTTGTTCTTTTTTGACTTCTTTTTTGACTTCTTTTTCCCTTTTTGTCCAATTATAATATTTTCAGGGAACTTTCTTTTGATTACTTTTCCCATACCAAATGGTTTCCTACTATCCCCTTTTGCATATGTATCCCCTGAAAATTGATCTGGCACCCCACCTATTATAGAAGGTGTTCCGAAAGCGACACCTGATGTAATATTCTCTTCTATCACATCATTAACTAGTTGTGTAAAATTTTTAATCATAATTACTAATATTTAGTGGATTTTATTATAAACTGTGGTATAATTCTTATATACTTATGGAAGATTCTAATCAAAAAGAAAAAACCTTGAAAGAGCGTTTAGAGGAATATCACGAAAAAATAGGTAAAGCTGTTAAGATAGATGAATTTAACATGAAAGACATTCAAATGGATTTACCCAACCAAAGACATTATTGGGTTGGTCGATTGATGTTGCATAAAAGCGAAATAATAAACCTTCAGAAACAAAGAAAAAAGGCTATTAAGATAATAACAGACAAATTGAAAAAAGATTTGCCAATAGGAACGCATCAAAAAACCATGAAAGATGCTGCTGAAGAAAATGAAATAGTTAAAAAGATAGACGAAAAGGTAATAGAAGAAGAACTTCTAATTGATTATCTTTCTAAAATAGAAGCTAATTTTAGATCGACAAGTTACGATTTAAAAAATTTGATAGAAATAGTTAAAATGGAGACGACATAATATGATTAATGTTAAAATTGATTATGATACTGGAAGACGAAAAGGAATGATCGAATCGGATTATTTCTCGAATATTCGTGAGTATTTTTCAGTTGAAGATAAAAATCAGAAATATAAAAAGAAATACAGTGTAGGATATTCTATACCTTCTAGGAATTATGTAATAACACCACAAGGCAGGTTTGAGCCACGAATGTATAATGAACTGATAGACTATCTAAACACTTTAGATACACCTATAAATATTGAACTATCAGAGGAGTTTAAAAACATAGTTAATCCTCCATCATTAAAGGGTGAAATAATAAAATTAAACAACTTGGATAAATTGGGGATATCTTTAAGGGATTACCAAAAGGAATCTGTGCTTGTTGCTTTGCAGAAAGGATATGGAGTAATAATCTTACCAACTTCTGCTGGTAAAACTTTAGTGTTGTCAACTCTAATAGAATCAATTAGAAATCAAATAAAGGATGTAATAACATTAGTGATAGTTCCAAACATACAACTGTTGAAACAAACATACGATGAATGTTTACAATACGGAATAAGCGAGAAAGATATAAGTTGTTGGGAAGGAGGAGCATCCCCTAATACTAAAATTGTAATAACGAACACTCAAATACTTCAATCTGAAACTCAGGACATTTCTTGGTTGAGTAGGATTGATGTATTGATTTGCGATGAGTGTCATAAGTTCCGCCACGGCAACGAGATAAATAAGATAGTATCTAAAATACCTGCTAAATATCGTTATGGATTGACAGGGACTTTACCAGAATCTAAACTGGACAAGTGGTGCATCAACGGAATATTCGGGTCTGTCATATACACCAAAACATCCGAAGAATTGAGAAACAATAAACAGATTTCCAAGGTTGTTATTTCCACTATTAAAGTTCATTATGATCCTAGCAGAAAATTTAAGAAACCTAATCATTTAAATCCTACTGAAGCATATGAAGAAGAAATAGATTTTCTCCACCATAATGAATTCAGAAACAATACTATTGTAAAATTAGTGAACAAGGTAGAAAAAAACGTTTTGATTATGGTAGATAGAATAGTTCACGGTGAGTTGTTATATGATTTACTATCGAAGGGAACTAATAAAAGAGTTTATTTCATACACGGTAAAATCGAAATTGAAGATCGTGAGAACATAAGAAAGTTGATGGAATCAGAAAATGATATTGTGTGTGTGGCAATATCCAACATATTCAGCACAGGTATTAATATCAAAAACTTGCATTATATTATTTTTGCTGCAATCGGAAAAGCTAAAATAAAATTAATACAATCTATTGGTAGAAGCTTGAGACTGCACCAATCTAAGGAGATGGCATATATTTTTGATATAGCTGATATGTTAAGGTATGGATGGGAACATTATACTGAACGATTAAAGATATACATAAAAGAGAAAATACCAGTCAAAGAAACCCCAATAAGTGAAATTTGATTTATTTTTAAACTAGTGTATAATACAATACTCGATATATGAAAGATATAGAAAAACCTTACTATATGACACATTCAACACTTTGTCAAGAATTACATGAATGTGGGTGCGGTGGAGGGGCAGAAACCATACATGAAATTGGAACCACTGGATGTTATAACTTTATAACAACAACGAGGATAACAACAACACAAGTGCGGTTGTTGGTCTAGACATGAAGGAAGCTATAACAGTTTAGATGTAATTTAAATATATGAAAAAAACTAAAATAAAAGACGATGACTTCTTCGAAGAATCTGGATTAGATCACGACGATGAACTAAAACAAAAGATGCCTAAAAAGAGAGTTAGAAGAACTAAAGAGCAACTGAAAACTAATTATGTCGATCCTATTTACATGGAAGAAATGATTAAACAATTCTATGAAACAGATGTATTCTCTAGTGAATTAGCGGATATGATTCAGAAGATAGCTACGAGATTGGGGTTCGCACAAAATTTTATAAATTATTCATATAAAGAAGAGATGATTGGAGATGCTGTCATAAAAATGGTTACAGCTTTAAAACGTAGAAGATTCCTAGTAGGTTCAGGATATAACCCGTTTTCTTATTTTACTAAAGTTGCATTTAGAGCATTTCAAAACAGAATTAAAAAGGAAAAGAAAGATCATGATACAATAAAAAGATATCAAGCAAGTGTTTATGGGTTATTAACTGAATCGGGCCAAATACCATACCAGAAAAAAGGCAATGATGATGACGAAAACGAAAACTCTTGGTATGACGCTGATTGTGAATCGTCGAATGAAGATGAATAACATTTTAGAAGGTAGAAAAATAGGATTGTTTTCAGACTGCCATATAGGAGTTCATGGAAACAATGATAAATGGCACAAGATAAGTTTAGATTTTGCTGATTGGGCCATATCAGAATTCACTAAAAGAGGAGTGACAGACATAGTTTTTTGTGGTGATTTCTTCCATTATAGAGAAGAAGTAAATCAAACCACCTTAGATTGTGGAACGACTTTCCTCAAAAAATTTAAGGATTTTAATGTTGTGATGACAACAGGAAATCATTGTTGTTACTTCAAGAACAATTCTACTATACACTCCTTGAAACCGTTTAGTGAATGGCCAAATGTAAAAGTTCTGGACACTTTAGTATCAGTTAAACAATTCAACAAAAATATATCATTTTGTCCTTGGGGTGTAGAAACTAAGGATATTCCTGATAGCGATATAATATTTGGACATTTTGAAATAGGTAACTTTAAGATAAACTCTGTAAAAATATGCGATCACGGTATAGATTCATCCAAATTTTTAGAGAAAGGTAAGACTATTATTAGCGGACATTTTCACAACAGAGAACATAGAATATACGAAGACAAGAAAGAGATTTTATATCTAGGTTCCCCTTATGAGCAAAATTGGGGAGAAGCAGGGCAGGAAAAAGGGATTACAGTATTAGACCTAGAAACAATGAAATACGAGTTCATTGTTAACAAAATATCTCCTAGACATTTGAAAATAAGTTTAGGAGAGATGTTAGAAGGTAAATCAGAATGGAAAGAACTGATAAAGGATAACATCATAGAATTGACGGTAGATGAAAAAATACCAGATGAAAAACTCAATATGGTATTGTTGAAATTGAACAATATGAATCCCATTCAATTGAAAACGAACTTTGTGTTAGAGATGGATGACTTGACACCAACAAAACAAATGGAAAACGGTGGATATATTGATATAGATTCATCATTGAAAGAATTTATAAAGCTATTAAATACAGAATTAGACAAGGACGAAATATATGAAAAATGCATTGATATCTACAGAAACAGCCAAACAGATTCAAACTAAGGTTAAATTTGTAATATTCGACAGGTTTGAATCCACTTTAAACACGGATTTTGACGAGGAGGGAAACATCTCATTAGATTCTTCCGTTGTTAAATATACCAAAGAAGATAATACCACACAATTGAAAAACGCTGCATTGAGAATTTTTTTCAATTCAGAAAATGAATATTGCGTATTGTGGAAATCGGATATTAGATTATCGCAACAAAGCTTAGAAAGGGTTAAGGATACGATAGGTAAATATATTAAAGCCGTTGAAGACACTAACATTCCTTATTTCACTGGCGCATTAAAAATATCCTTAAAGGTTGATTACGGTGGACAAAACATTAGTATAGGGACAGGCTTAGGACAAAGAATAACAATAGAAGTCATTAGGAAAGATGCGATTGAGACTGTTGGTTATTTTGATGTTCGAATGACAGATTATTCGTGTATGATTGATTACGTTAATAGATTATCCAACAAAGGAAAAATGCCAAGGATAGAATATAAACAAACGCCTTGGTTCTTCGATGTTGAAAGCGATAACAAAGTATTAGAACAACCAGAAATGGATGAATATTCTAGTCAGTGGTATCTATATAAATACGAAGATTTGCCTTGGGAGCAGAGTGCTGGAAATTTGGAACATCTTAAAGAAGATTTGAAAAAAATTAAACTTGGTAAATAAATGAACGATAAAATAGGAATAGGCGTAATAACTTGTAACAGACACGAATATTTGGCTAAATGTTTAGGGTCTTTATTTAATCCTGCATATTATTCTGAATTAGTAGTTGTAAACGATGGAGAACCACATGAAGATTTTGAAAAACTTGAAAAATTAAATCTTGCTACGAAATATATACAAAACGAAAAAAATTTAGGAATCGGTAAATCTAAAAATAGAGCAATTAAATATCTTATGGATGCAGGATGTGAACATATTTTCATTCTGGAAGATGATATAACAATAAAAAACATGATTGTTTTCCAAAAATATATTGAAGCATCTAAAGAGACTGGAATTTTACATTTAAATTATGGATTGGGAACACCATTTAACAAAAAGCAATCCGTCCAATTCGATTTACATAATAGACATGAATTAGACAATGACGGAGAACCTAATCCTAGAATAATAGTAGAATATGAAAATATTAAAATGGCTTTCTATCCCCACATATGCGGAATGTTTTCATATTACAATAGAAAGGTGATAGAATCAATTGGGTATATTGATGAACAGTTTTACAATGCGTGGGAACATGTTGACCATACATATCAAGCAATTAAAAAAGGGTTCCATCCTCCTTTCTGGTGGTTTGCGGACATATACAATAGTGGCGAGTATATATCACCACAGAAAGATGCTATAAAGAATAGTGTCACTGCTAAAAATACAGACGCATGGATGGAAAACGTGCAAAAAAACGCAGATAAATACAGGATCAAAAACGGGACATATCCTGCACAAACACCACAGGTAAGTCAAGACGATTTTCTTAAAACTCTTAAAGATATAAAAAATGGATAATATAACACTACTATCATGCTCGTATAATACACCAGATGTTACTATATCTATGTTGAAATCATTTTTTAGTTTACATGAAAAAACGAAAGTCTTAATATGCGAAAATTCCACGAACGATGATACAGTAAAATTACTTGATGAGCACTCAGTCCCATATATCAGAAATGTTGGAGGATTACATAGTCCATCTGTAGATATTCTTATAGAGAATTGTAAAACTGATTATGCATTGCTAGTAGATACTGATGTAATCTTTCTGAAAAATCATGAACAGGTGTTTGACGAGTTTAAAAAATGTGGTGCAACTCTTCTTGGGACTGTTTGTGGTGACAGAGGAGGAAAAAAACTCCATTATAGGGTTCATCCTTGGCATTGCTTTATAAACATTAAGCACATAAAAGAACACGGAATAAAGTTTTTTGATGTAGTTAGACAGTCAGATAAAACAGGGAGAATTTATGATGTAGGTGCCACTTTTTTCGAGGATGTTAGAAAATGTGGTCTTAAAATAGGGGATGTAAACTTACAAGATGATTATTATATACATTATGAAGGAATGTCTTGGAGGACATTAAAATACGGAGAAAACGATGGAGATATTGATTTAAATCCGTCAGACACTCATAATAATTTAGATTTATATAAACATGGATTATTGATAGAGAGTTTATACAAAGAGAGAACACCTAAATATGATGGTGTTCTCATAAAATCCATTTAAATCGTAGATATTTTCGGAAAATACAATAATATATAACATGAAAACATTATCAGAGCTAGCAAACTTATATGCAACAGATAAACGAGAAGCAGATCATAATTACGTCACATTTTATGAAAAATATTTCGAACCTCTAAGAGATTTGAAACTCAATATATGCGAAATAGGGATTCTAGAACATCCAGATAAAATAAATAGACCCTATGGTGGAGCATCATTATTAATGTGGAGAGATTATTTTCACAATTCTGGAATATATGGAATTGATATAAACGACCATTCGTATTTAAACAAAGAGGAAAGGATTAGGACGTATGTAGCAGATCAAAGCAATAGAGAGCAACTAGGTAAGATGTTTAACGATTTGCAAATGGATATAATAATAGAAGATGGAGGACACTGGATGCATCAGCAACAAATAAGCCTAGGAATGTTATTTAAAAATGTTAAACCCGGCGGAATCTTCGTAATAGAAGACTTGCACACATCTCATCCTGATAAATCATATAATAATGAACCTTCCTTATGTAGTGGTCAAATATTTAAAAGATACGAAAACGAAACATTGACATTGGACATGTTAGAAAAATATTGTGAAACTAATGTTATAGAAAGTAATGTTATGACAACACAGGAAATACAATATCTAAATGATAATATCGATAAAATTGTTATCGAACACGCCAGATTCTCTCCTATAGCCTTTATATTTAAAAAACGATAATATGAAAATTAAAGCATACACTTTATTCACAGATTCCCATAAAAAATTCTTAACCGATTATTTTCTACCTACGTTTCCGTTTAGAAGTGAAATAGAATTGACCATACTACACAGGCAACAACATTGTAAAACGGCAACTTTTGAAACTCTTGGATGGAAAGATACGATGAAAGATAAAGCTGAATGTTTTTACGAGAATATAAAAAAGTGCAATGATGATGAAATATTCATGTTTATCGATCCAGATATTCAATTTTTTGGTGATTTTTATGATGATATAGTAGAAAGAATTAAAAATGTAGACATACTATGGCAGAACGATGTAATTGGAGGGGTAAATACTGGATTTTTTGCTGTTAGGAACAATTCTAAAACTAGAAGTTTTTTTAAAACTTTGTTAGGCAACTTAGAATCTGAGAACTTCAGTCAAGAACAAGTGTTGGCGAATTATATACTGAGAGAATATGGTGCTAACGATTCCATAAATGTTAAATGGAAATTTTTACCAGATGAATATTGGACATATGGACACATTGCAGCAACCTTTAATAAAGCTGGAACCAGCCTAAAAGGGTCTTGGACGGAAGATGCAGAAGACTTTGAAATACCTAATAACATGATAATACATCATGCGAACTGGACAGCAGGTATCGAAAACAAGATTAAACTTTTAAATATTGTCAAAAATAAGAAGAATGGAAATCAATTTTAAAAATTTAAGACCATCAGCAAACTATCCAGTATACCCACCATATCATACTGGATTATATTTGGAGGAATATTTTTATGATTTCTACATAAAAAATAAACCATTATTTGACGAAACTGGATATACTTTGATACCTGTATTTTGGACTAATGTTTATATAACTAACGTAAATAGAAACCTACTACAGCATTATTTGAATTTATTGCCTAAAGGTAAATATTTCACGGTTTCTCAGCATGATGATGCAGTTAGTGAAAAACTACCAGAAAACACTTTAAGTTTTGAAGCAGGAGGCAATAAAAATGGGATACCTATACCATTAATTTGTAGTCCAATACCAGAAAAGTATAAAACATATACAGACAAGACGATGTTATGCTCTTTTACGGGTTCTATGACACATGAGATAAGAAATAAAATGTTTTCATTTTATGGGGATGATAAAGATTTTCATTTCAATGTTAAAATTTGGGAACCTACTGTAAGCGACAAGAATTTGAATGTTTTTATAGACAGTGCCAAACGGTCTAAATTTACTTTATGCCCTCGTGGATATGGGGGTCAAAGTTTTAGAATATATGAAGCTATACAATTAAATTCTGTTCCAGTTATAATATATGATAAAAAATGGTTGCCTTTTGAAGATGTTATAGATTGGAATGAATTCTGTGTTTTAGTTGATCTGAAAAATTTACATAATATTAAAAAATTGTTGATGGATATAAGTGATGATAAATATCATGAAATGTTAGAATTTGGGAAATTTGTATATTCCAAATACTTTAACATGGAAGGCATGTCGAGAAAAATATTGGAGATGTTGACAGATTTTGGTAGAACTGATAAGTAAGGTGTTTACAATGGAACTTAAAATACATATACCTGAATATGTCCAAGATAAAGATTTGTGTAATTTCACAGAGCTTTTTCTGTTGATTCCTTTTATAGAGTATAAGTGGTATAATGAAGTGTGTAAAAATATGAATTGGTGGAACGATGGATTATTCACTAAATTATTCTTTAATTGTAGAGGATTGATTAAAACTTCGATAGATTCTTGCGATGTAGTATATTTACCGTTCAAATACAATTCCAAAGATTGGAGAGTTGATGAAATATGTGGACAAGCTAAACTGCACAATAAGCGCGTAGTTGCGTTTTATAATGACGATAACATGGAAATTTTTAAACTTCCAGAAAATTTGATACTTTTTAGGTCTTCTACGTGTAGAAATACCATTCAGAAAAACGAAAGAATTTTCCCTGCACTGGTAGCAGATCATTCAAATGTTAATGAATTGGGACAAATCAGATATGATAAAGGTGTAGGGTTTTGTGGTCATTATGAAGGAGCAAGAGAGAGGATCATAAACAAGATGGAAGAAGTTCTTCCCAATAACTGTAATTTCATAAAAAGAAACGGTTTTTACCATTCTTCGGATAGAGTTAACGCTAATACAAAACGTCAATATTATAAAAATATAACGGAAAATAGATACACCTTATGTATGAGAGGAGCAGGGAATTTCTCGTATAGATTCTATGAAACTTTATCTTTAGGGAGAATACCCGTTCTAATTAGTAGTGATGATATTCTACCTTTTAACGATTTGATAGAATGGGAGAAATATATAATAAGAGTTCCAGAGGTTGACATAATACACTTAAAAGATATGATAGAGCAATGCGAAATCTCTCCAGAGAGCGTTAGAAATCTTTGGGTTGATTATTTCTCACCAGAGGGTTACGCAACAAACTTTATAAAAGAAATATGAAAATAGCATTAATGTGTCCATCTCGTGAGAGAATAAATAAAATTTTAACATTTATTAGCAGTATTATAATAACAGCTAAAGATATTAATAATATAACCCTAGTTCTTGGAGTAGATGAAGATGACCCTAAAATTAAAACTTATGAAAGAATAGGAAACAATTTAAATTTTGTTAAACTTGTTAAAATACCTGCTGGTCATTTCAAAAGTCATGGGCTTTCAGGCTTGTGGAATTATATGTATGGTTTTGTTGAAGATGATATAATAGCAATGGTTGGGGATGATATGGTATTTGAAACCTTTGGATGGGATGAGACGATAATAAACACCTTCAAAGAAAATAGTTACGGTGACAACTTTTTCATGGTTCACTGTAACGATGGCATGAGAGGCAAGGGAAATAAATACCAAAACGTTGAACCCTTGGCGGTTAATTCATTTGTCCATAAAGACTATACGAAATTAATAGGACATTATGTGGAAGATATCGAAAAGAATATATATGAAGATACATATATACATACAGTTTTTGATATTCTAGGTAGAAGAATTTACAGACATGATATTATGATACGCCATATGCACTTTTCAGAATTTGGTAATCAGGATGAAGTATCTACAAGAATGGAGAACTTGAGAACTGGTGTTGTGAACGATCACGTTTGGACTAATAAAATTATGCCAGAGATAAGAAAAGAGGTTGACCTGATAAGAAAAAATGTTAAATTAATATAATGGTAATATACAAAACAGTATCGGGATGCAGACACGGAAATCAACTATGTCAATATATGACAGCTAGGATAATATCCGAAAAGTTGAAATATAAGCTGTTCGGCATAAACAAAGGAGACGCAGAATTCTGCCTTAACAACATAGACCTGCAATACAATCAAGAGGGATATAAGGCTTACGAAACACCCATACAAAGGATAGGGGGTGCCACAGAATCCACAAGAGACTCCCCTACAGAGTGTATACATCCCAACATAGAACTTGAGGATATATACAATGACACCACACCGAGAAAAATTGTTTTAGATGGATACTTTCAAAAGAAAAGATTCTTCATACCACATACAGAGGACATTAAGAAATGGTATGGTTATATAAATTATAATATTCCAAAAGATGATGCGATAATACATATACGACTAGGGGATTTAAGACAGACTAATCACCCCGACTTACTGCCTATAGAATATTATAAACAAGCAATCGAAATGTTGAATTTCAATAAACTTACTATATGCACAGATACACCAAACGACTCTGAATATATTTTACCGTTAGTGAAAAAGTATAATGCGGAAATATTTAAAGGTGACGAAAAGGAAACCATATGTTATATGGCATCTCATAATAATCTTATATTAAGCGTGGGAACATTTAGTTTTTGGGCAAGTCTGTTCAGCAGTGGGGAGAATATCATAAATGCAATACCCACAAAGGGTAATAATAGAATAGATGAAAGCAATGGAGTAGATTTATTAATACAGAGTGAAAGACACAAATACATAAAATTATGACATTAATAAAAGCTACTAACAAGGGATTTTTTGCGTGTGTAAATGACACCGCTCGCCAAATATCCCAATGTATTAAAAATGATGAGGAATGGTATATAAAATGGGGGGAAGAAAGTTTATATTACGATGCTGTAAGAGCGGGAAACGTTTGGGAATATTATTTCAAACAATCTTTCGATTATTGTGAATGTGATAAAGTTACATCTGACTACATAGACCTATATAAATTTAAAGAAGATAATTTTAGAAAAACCATGAATTTCATATATTCTAATTATTTTAAATTGAATGAAGAAACCGAAAAAATATTGAGAGATACTATTCAAATGTTTGACAATTCAAAGGTTTTAGGTTTACATGTTAGAAGGACTGATAAATTTCTAATAGGTCAACATGGAACAACGTATCAACATTCTCCAGTAGATTTAGATAAATTCAAACATGAAGTGGATAATATAAAGGATGAATACGATTATATATATCTGGCAACAGATTGTCACGATGCATGTGAATACTTTAAAGCCATTTATGGCGAAAAACTGATTTATAATAAGAACTGCATTAGGAGTAAAGATAACATAGGAGTTCATAATAACCATAATAACGTTTCTGGTTATATAAAAGGATTGAATGTGGTGACAGATGCTATATTATTATCGAAATCTAAATTTCTTATAAGGTCTAATTCTAATGTGTCAATGGCTTCATTGTATATGAACTTAGAACTGGAATACTTGAACATGAATGAAAAATACTTGGGAGACAACGAAGATGACCTTATACAATAAAAGCAGTTGGCCTACGTTTGAAGAATCTATGAAAAGAGCCGTTAATTATAACGAATCCAGAATAGAACAAAATAAATGGGATTTGTTAGTGTCTAGGTATAATATAATTAAAGATAGACCAGTTTCAACACCTAAAATTCCTAAGATAATACACCAGATTTGGATAGGAGGAAATATGCCAAAAATACAAAAGGAGTTGTGTGAAAACGTTAAGAGTTTTTTATCTTCTGATTGGACTTATATGTTTTGGACGGAAGAAGATGTATATAAATTGAAAACTTTTAAGAATTTAGATGAATATATGAAAACCCCCAATATGGGTCAGAAATCAGATTTATTAAGATATGAAATATTGAATCAATATGGAGGGATTTACTTAGATACTGACTTTATAATGGTCAAAAATTTTTACGAGATGTTAGATTTGGACTTCTTCTGCGGAGTCGCATTTGATTCGTCTCCTAACCTCTTAAATGGGTTAATAGGAACAACTGCTGGAAATCCATTGATTGAAGATGTTTTAAATTTGGATGTTCCTATAGGATATAGTGATGGGATGGATGTTATTAACTCTACTGGCCCATATTTGGTAACACGAAAATTATTTAATAATATTGAAAAAATGGATAATGTTGTTGTTTTCCCTGCATCTTTTTTTTACCCCTTTCCCAACACTGATATAAATAAAAACCCCGACTATAAGACATATATAGAACCAGAAACTATATGCTGTCATGTTTGGCATGGATCATGGATGATATTATGATAGACTATATTACAGGTGAAAAATTTCAGGGTTTGGCTGATGTATCTCTCATCCCAAATGGCAGAGATGTAGGAGAGAGTGAATGTGATTTCGTAATAGAGCAAAATCGCAACAATGGATATAAAACTTTCTACTATGATGAAAACACTAAAGAATTACCAGAATATGTTAAAAACGCTAAGGTGTTGTTTGTAAACACTTGGACTCTAGATAGATTTTTCAGATGTATATACGATTTATTGCCGAATAAATATGTTTTCATTTCTCATAATTCGGATAATTCCTTCTCTAATAAGCACGAGAGATATTTAAATGATGAAAAGGTTATAAAGTGGTATAGTCAAAATGTGATAATATCTCACGACAAGCTAATCCTATTGCCTATAGGATTAGCGAACAGGCAATACAAACACGGAAATTTGAGTTTAATGGATAGAATAGTTAACGAAAATAGCAGCAAGATGAATTTAGTATATAAAAACTTCGATATTTATACTAATTTTAATGTGAGAAACGATGTTAATAACATAACAACAAAAAACAATATTGTCATGAATCCTAGAGTAGAACAGGAAGAGTATTTGCGAAATTTGGCTAATAGTATATACTGTATAAATCCAGAGGGAAACGGGATCGACTGTCATAGAATGTGGGAGTGCTTCTATTTGAAAACTATCCCTGTTGCAAAATTTCAACAAGGGTATGAGAAATTTAAGAAGTTCCCTATTTTATTTGTGGATTGTTGGGAAAGAGTCACGTTGAATTTT